TCTCAAAGAAAGTCTAGCGGCAAACTCGTCACAGACTTGCAATGGAGACAAAATGGGTGGTTGCTGTTGCTCTCGTTATGCAGCTGTACCAACTTCTGAGCCTAACTGTGTCGTCAACGAGCACTACGACCCCTACAGTAGAATCGACCACCAGCCCAAATACAAGCAGCGCCACAAATGCAACCACAGGTGCCTCGGGCCCGACTGCCCAGGGCATTTCGTCCTCGACTTCCAACCAGTCTGTGAAGAGTGTGGATCAGATTGTGAGTTATGCAGCAAACATCTGGGATTCAACATTGGAAGCTCTGTTTACCAAGGACACCAGTTGCAATAAGAACTTGAGTTGGTGCAGACTGGAGGTCACGGATACGCATGGTCTAACTCCGTATGTAAAACATCTATACAACCTCTCTAATAGCAAATACAACACGTTCTGCCAAAGCAAGAAAGGGAACTTTGGATTCATAAAAAAAGAAAAATTCACATTTGATGTGACCACTGGACCAGAAAGAATGCTGTTAAAAGACATTCAATGTGCAAACGTCATATATGATGGTGTTACTAAAGACGGTTACCTGCTGCATGTTCTTTTCGGTGGAAGACGTGTCTTCTTTTATAGTTGTAGGTATACCATCATAACAAAAAACTGTAGGATTAGGGCAAGCCATGATGCACCAGTTCCTCTTCCAGGCTATGGCAACTGGACCACGGCAATGTACTCTGTTTTCCTAGAGCATAGAAGTGCTGCAGAAACATGCAAAATTTATTTCCCATGCTTGAACAAAGGAAAGCCTTTGGGTAATGGAGGTTTTAAAATCAAGGGATTTTTCGTCACTGGTTTAACCAAGCCGGAAGGGACAGGGAGGAAACTACTAACTGCAGCTGACCCTGAACCAGATGAAGACTGCGGCTCAGCTTCACACCTGAAACAAATTACGAACCACCACCTTGTAACGGACTTCAAGGACGGACCTGGTGATGTAATAAGTATTTGCAATGGTTCAACGTTCTTCCATGGAAGAATGCCAGATGGATTAGGCTGTCACAGTATTAGAAGTATAAAGGTCAGTCATCACTGTGGACACCACAGTACAAAGTGCACAGTCGAGCCTGACTTAAAAGCATGCAGCCACGGTAAATGTATATTAATTAGAATGAGCAACAGGGGCATGGTGAAACTGACCAGAGGTACCACTGTGGAAACCATTAGGTGTGGTACCGAATGCATGCTTCCTCCGCTCGATGGTGAAGGTGACATATTGATTGACTGTCCTGGAGGAACACAACACTTCCTCCAAAAGAACATTATAGATTTAGATTGCCCAAATTATCCCTACTTCAAGGAGTTTATGCTATATGTGTGCAGAGCTTCCCACAGACCAAAAACAACCATAGCCTTCTTTGCATGGCTGTCGGTTGGCTACATCTTGCTCTCCACAGTTTGTAGCATTAGTTTGTGGTCATTGAAAATCATGTGTAAAGGTATAGAACTGTGTAAATCTAAATTGCCTCACAACTCTGGGGAATGTAAAGTATGCAGGCAGCATTATTCAAGTGAGCTTGGTCAACAGCTCCATGAAGCAAACTGCAAAAATGGGCTGTGTCCTTACTGCTCAAACAGACTTCCTGAGAATAGTTTGTACAAACATGCGGAGGTGTGTCCAAGGAGAAAAGTAACTGAAGACACAATCAGAGAGCATGATGACTTTAATTCAACCCCCTGGTTCTTTGTATTTATTTTTGGGATTAGTGAATACAAAGGCACAACAATTAAAAGAGCAACTTGGTTGATGATTCTTTTGGCTCTGCTCTTAGTTTCACTTTCCCCAGTGTATGGCAACGAACTCTTCTTTGATGGTATAGGAGATGGACAATTAGAAAAAGGATTATGGGACGAAGAGATTGGTCTAGTTGAAAACTGCCACCAAGAGTGTTTTATTACAGAAACTGAGTGTCTGTGCCCAAGTTTTGAAACAGGTAGGAAACTACTTTTTTTCCATTTACTAAATAAACAAATTAGATCTGGAAGAAAAATGAAGCTACTAAGCAGTATCTCATTAGATACTCCCTGGGGTGTGGTGAAGATAGAGAAGAGCTTCAAACCTGTCCTCTCCATGTCAAACTTACAGCTATCATGGACAAGTGAAGAAGAGGTGGGAGGCAAGATTGTAGTGTCAGGAAAGTCAACAGCAGTGTTGAAGCTAAAAGAGAAAACTGGCATGGTCTGGGAATTATCCTCCAGTAAAGCAACTGAGAAAAAAACACTTATTGTTTCTGTGATGGATTACACACAAGAATACAAAACACAGCTGCAATATTTAACAGGGGACAGGCTGGTGTCTGAGTGGCCAAGAGCTACCTGCACGGGCCCCTGTCCGGATAGGTGTGCTTGTCACACTTCAACATGCACTTGGAAAGCCTGGCCTAACAGTAGGAAATGGACTTGCAATCCTACTTGGTGCTGGGGAGTTGGTACAGGTTGCACATGCTGTGGAATGGACATTGAAAAACCTTATCAAAACTACTTAGCAGCTAAGTGGAGTACGGAGTATATAAAAACAGATGTTGTTGTTTGTGTTGAAACATCTGATGAGGAAAGGCACTGTGACATAATACAGGCAGGGTCAAGATTCCATCTAGGACCAATAACAGTTCTAATTTCAGACCCACAGAATGTTGTAAAAAAACTGCCTTCTGAGGTTGCTACCATTCACAAAGTTCAGTCAAGTGAAGTTGACGTAATGCATGTAGACAGAATCCTCACGGCAAACGGACTTTGCAAACTTCAGAGCTGCACACATGGTTCTCCAGGAGACATACAGATCTTCAAACCGGATTACTTAGTGAAGCACAGTATATCTAAAAGAATCAATGCAATAGAAGATCATTGGTGGGCAAACGACACTTGGATGTCATGGCAAGGGACAGACTTGGACTACTACTGCACCACAGGAAGCTGGCCCACATGCACCTATTCTGGCGTTGTTAGACAGAATACTGACTCTTTCAAAAATTTGGAGACAACAGAATTTGACTTACTAGAGGAGTATTTCTTCCATTCTTCAAGGGTTGAAGTTCATGGCAGAACTTTAAACTTCCCTGTCAAATCGAGGCCCAAAGAAGGGGGGGGTGAACTGACAGTGTTGGTTGAAGTAAATGGATTAGAGCTACATTCTAAATTGATAGTGCCAGTGGGCCTGATGTTTAAAATAACATCGTGCAAGGGGTGTTACTCCTGTTCTTCTGGATTCATCTGTGATGTAGTGTTGGGAGTGGATAGTCCTCCTGAGTTGACTGTACATGCAGAATGCACAAACCCAAACATAGTTTTAACAGAAGGAAGTCTAATTGCTAGACAAGGACAGACCTCTACTGCAAAAATAAAGGGGTTTTCAGTTCTTAAGACTACAAGACTATGCATTGTCCTACAAGAGTCTAAGGTGTTGGAGAAACTAATTGAAGACTGTACAGAGCTCAAACTAGATGATCCCAAAGACGTTATTATTGAAAGGGGAAGTACCCTGCTTTCCCATCAAAATGATAGCTGCAGCTATGGACTAGGATGCTGGCTGGCTAACGTTGGCACTTTTGGCTCCGGACTGAGTATGATCTTCCAGAATTATTTTGGCTCAGTTATCTTAGGCTTTCTTTTCTTTGTTTTACCTGTGGTCTTGTTGTTAGTCTTTTTCTGCTTGGGTGACAAGATATTCTTCTGTCGGAAATTTAAATGGTGTTTTAAGAGCAACAAGGAAGACAAAGAAAAGTTTAAACAGATGGTTACAGAGTTAAAGCAGACCAATCTTATAAAGAAAATGAAGGAAGAAGCCAAGACAAGTTGGAGAGGCTTGGCAAACAAAGCACTAGGAAAGTCAACCAAGGAAGAGTAGCCACAAATCATACAAATCCTTTAGTACTTTCAATCATTAATCACACTTGTCCGCACCCAACAGCCAGCCCCCATTCTCCGGCAGTAGACACAACACAAATACAACAGATGTGAACGAGTATGCCGCTTCTATATCTT